ACGGGAAAACGGTACAGTGCTATGGATACTATACGAAAGTCGGCAGTGTAAAATGGCTGTACGTTACATATAACGGCATCACGGGATTTTGTTCCAGCCAGTATTTGAAAAAAGTATGATGAACCGGGAAGAGGCTGGGAAAATTCTGGCAGCGCTTGTGATTTGCGGCAGCAATAACAGGAGTTGCGCAGAGTGCCCGGCATACGACACAGAAGCAGGAAGAGACGCACAGCAGAGAGCTTGCAGCGAGCTTTTAAGCGAAGAGAACGTAAATACAGCACTGGAAATAATGAGAGGATGAAAAAAGAGCGGGATGGCACAACAACCATTCCCGCTCTTAAATTACGATCTGCTTTGAAGCTCAAAAATAATAGTATTGATTTTGTTTTGATTTTCGGAATTGTTGAGACAGCGGATAACCCGCGCTTTTCCGTCTATTGTCTGCAATTTTATTCCTATGTAATTCCCCATCTTTTTTTCAAAGCCGGAAATCTGCTCAACGGATATGATCTTATCAAAAAGAACACTTTCCGTCTATGCTGATCTCTATATTTTCCCCGTCAAGCAACATCTTTCCAAACAGATTATTTGCCCGGACATCACAGACCGCCTGTTTTTCGGGCTTTTCTTTCTTTTTAAACAATCCCATAAAATAGACCTCTCTTCCTTAAAAGATATCGTTTCCGACCTTTAACACAATTTTAGGCGGCGAATGTGTTAAAGTCAAGAAAAATTCTGATTATTAACAAGTGGTGGACAGGGGAACAGGTAAAAGATGAAAATTTACAGCTACAAAGGAAAGAAAAACCTTTGCGGGCGGCGCATTAAAATGGCGAGAGCAGAGAAGCGCATAACGCAAACAGACCTTGCGGCAAGAGTACAGACACAGGGGATAACACTGGAACGCGACAGCATAAGCAGAATAGAGATAGGCACAAGATTTGTAACAGATTATGAGCTGAAAATATTTGCAAAAGTGCTGGGCGTAAGCATGGAATGGCTGACCGCAGAAGATGAAGCGCTACAACAATAATGCTGTAGCGTTTTATTTTTTGTTGAAAATGGCTCAATGAGTATAAAAGCATTGACAAACAAGCTCAATGGGTATATAATAAGATTACAATAAAAGAGACGGAAGAAAGGACGTTGAAACATGAAAGCGGTAGAAGGATTAAAAAAACATGATTACATTGTAGAGTGCAAAGACGAGGGCGGCGAGGTTTTTGGATTTGACACAATAGAAGCAGCGGCGGAATATGTAGAAAAAATGTTTCCGAAAATGACAAAAGAAGAGGCAATAGATGGAATAAAGAATGATACAAATTGCGATTGGGTATTATTCGAGGATGGGAGCGTAATATTTAGATATTACGGAAAAGGGTATAACGAAAAATACACAGACGAGTTAAGAAATACAGGGCACAAGATGTAAAAGGGGAGTGATGATATGACGATAGAAGAGGCGCGCAAAAAGCAGGGAATGAGCAGGCGCGAGGTATCGGACTGGCTGGAGATACCATACAGGACATTGCAGAACTGGGAAAACGGGGAACGGAAATGCCCGAAGTATATAGAAAAGCTAATTGTAGAAAAAATATTACAGGGCAGACAATAACAGAGTTTATGAAAGCCGCAGAGTTTGACAATCTGCGGCTTTTAATTTAATATGGATACGAAAGAGGCAAGGGATGGCGAACAAAAAGGGCAGCAGACAGTTGCAGAAAAGGGATAGAATAAGAATAGAGGCATTATTACAGGCTGGGCATTCAAAGGCGGAAATAGCGGGCATGATCGGAGTACACAGGAGCACTATATATAATGAGATCAAGCGCGGACTATATGAGCATCTGAATAGCGACTATACAACAGAAATGCGATACAGCGCAGACCTTGCACAGCAGAAGTATGAGGAAAATTTAAAGGTACGCGGAACACAGCTTAAAATAGGTAATGATATTAAGCTGGCAAATTACATAGAGGATAAAATCATTAACGAGGATTACAGCCCGGCAGCAGTGCTGGGGCAGTTGACAGCACAGGGAAAGTGGGCGGAGTTTGATACAAAGATATGCACAACTACGCTTTACAGCTACATAGACAAAGGAATATTCCTTAAATTATCAAACAAGGATTTGCCAGTTAAGGCAAACAAAAAGAGGCAGTATAAAAAAGTAAGGAAACAGCAGAAGAGAGCAGAGGCAGGGGAAAGCATAGAGAAACGCCCGGAAGAGGTAGAGAGCCGGGAAGAGTTTGGACACTGGGAAATGGATAGCGTAATAGGACAAAAGAAAAAATCTAAAAATACTCTGCTCACACTTACGGAGAGAAAAACAAGGGATGAAATTATATTCAAGTTACCAGATCACACGGCAGGGGCAGTAGTAACGGCTTTAGATACATTAGAGAAAAAAATGGGGAGAACTTTTTAAACAAGTCTTTAAAAGTATCACAGTAGATAACGGCACGGAGTTTGCGCTGTGCGAAGAGCTGGAGAGATCAGCGATCAATGAGGGAGAGAAACGGACAAAGCTATACTATTGTCATCCTTATAGCTCATGGGAGCGCGGAACAAATGAGGTAACAAATAAGATGGTACGCCGCAAAGTACCGAAAGGCACAAACTTTGACGGAAAGACAGAGGAAGAGATACAAGAGGTAGAGGACTGGATAAACGGGTATCCGCGCCGGATACATGGATATCGCAGCGCGGCAGAAGTGTTTGAGGAAGAGATAAGGAAACTTGCATAGATTGAATGAGGATAAAAACGGGCTGACAATCACGCCAGCCCTAAAGGTATGTGGGCATATATGCAAAATTAACAACATAAGTAGAATGGAATTATACAAAATGCTGAAAGTGAAATTTTGTCGAAAAAAAGGTTGAAATTTTTCAGGATAAGTTTTAGAATGAAATTCGACAAGAGATATTAAATCTCTTGCCGGATTTCTTTTTTTATGCGGCAGAGGAAAAGAAAGCGTGCAAGAGAGTAAAAATCTCTGGCACGCTTATTTTATTTAGAGAGAGGTAACGGATATGACTAAAGGAGCTATACACAAATTAAATGAAAAACAGGTTAAGTATTGCAAAACAATGTCAGCGGTAATAGCAATAGACAGAAAAAACGGAGCTAAAGAGCAATACGAGAAAGACACAGGGAAATTAAGAGGATACTTAGAGTGCCTTATGCAAATGGGAATTATAACAGAAGTGGAAATGAGAGCATTGTATCTGTGGTTTTTCGCAGAAAACAGATCGGAAAGGAGCGGAAGAGATGGCACGGAAGTACAGAAGATTGAGTTATAAGGACAGACAGACAATAGAGAGAATGAGCAGAGACGGCAGCAGGGTAATAGAGATAGCAGGAGCGCTGGGGGTACACAGAGACACAATTTATAAGGAGCTTGCACGTTGTGGAGCTACGCAGGACACATACAGCGCTGACAAGGCACAGAAAACACTTTAACAAAACGGAGCGTGGAAATATGAAAAAGGTAGATTTTGAAAAGATAAATACGGGCGATTTAGTACAAGTTCCAAGAGTGCAGTTCGCGCCTATGAGATACGGCTGGAACGGCTGGCTTTTCAGCAGTGCAGTAGTAATAAGAAAAGGGTATGGGAAAAGGACAAAAGAGCCTGTGATAGTAGTAGAAATGATGCTACCAAAGGCGAGGGATGATTATAAAACAGTCCAAAGAACATTTTACGCAGACGAAGTATTTCAGACAAATGAAGCAGAGCGAGCAAAACGATTTTGTGAAGAGTACGGAGTAAGCACAACGGAAGAGTTTTATAGTTTCATACAGCGAGAAGATGTAACAGGCTGTAACGAGATTAAATTTCTTGTGGATAAAGGATTTATATTCGATTAAGCGGTAGCAGCCGCATAAGCGCCCGTAGCTCAATGGCTAGAGCACACGCATATAAGCGCAAGATACCGTTTCGATTACGGTCGGGCGCATTGACAGGGTGGCAACCTGTAACGGAAAGCAGCAGGCGAAAAGCTGCAATCTGGATACCGTGAAAAAATCGCAGCGGGCACACCAGCTAGAGAGTATGTGGATGGTCAACAGGTTTTGAGCAGTTTTTTAAGGCGAAAAGCTGCAACACGGTATACGAAAGCCAGAACAGGAGGGCGGCAGCTATGCAGAGGATAAGAGCGCCGCCGACACGAAAGAGAGGCGGAACATGAGGACAGCAGCAGTGATTTATACAGAGACAGTAATACACGGAGAAGAGTACAGAAAAGGTTATGAATATGCGCAGATGCGCCGCAGGCAGCAGGAAAGAGAAAAGTGCCGGAGACAGAGAGAGCGGGAGCGCAGGAAAAACTATTTTATACAGCAGAGGATTTACGGTATTGCACTTCTAATATTAACCATTGTCGTATGCGCATTTATGAGAGACGCGACAATAGCGGTCATAACAGTACCGCTGGGGCTGACATTGATAGTAAGTAAGAGAATGTGGATTATAAATGAGTATTACTGGAGTACGAAAGAAAGGAAAACCTTAAGAAGATGATACAGATATTAGAGCTTTTCGGAGGGATAGGCAGCCCACGTTGCGCACTTAGAAATATCGGGATACCCGTAAAAGCCATTGACTATGTAGAAATAGACGAAAAAGCAGTACGCTCATACAATGCCATGTTTGCGGATGAACTGCCGTATAAAACACAGAGCGTTGTTGGATGGAACTTAAAACCAGATATTTTAATCCACGGCAGCCCATGCCAAGATTTCAGCATAGCAGGACACCAAAAAGGAGCGGACGAGGGGAGTGAGACACGAAGCAGCCTAATGTGGGAAACAATACACATTATTGAGCAAATGGGGGAATGGAAACCATGCTATGTTATTTGGGAAAACGTGAAGAACGTAACAAGCAGGCATATGCGGGCGAATTTCAATAGATACATTTCCGAAATGGAGAGGCTGGGATATACGAGCAATTATGAGCTGCTGGATGCTAGGGATTTTGGATTACCACAGGCAAGGCAGAGGGTGTTTACAGTATCGGTTTTCGGAAAAGAGAAGTTTATATTTGACGATTTGATTAAAACGCCTATGCGCAATATAAAAGATTTTCTGCTGGAAGATGCGCCACCAGTATATGACGTAACACAGCCGAGCGTATTAAATGTGATCGGAGAAAAGGGAATAAAGCGAACAACGATCATAAAAGATTATGCTTACACAATTACGACAAGGCAGGACAGAACGCCAGCACAGGTAATTGATATGGGGAAAGGGCGTTATAGGTATCTGACAGAATTAGAGTGCTGGAGGCTACAAGGATATACAGACGAGGACTATAAGGCGGCGGCAGCAGTTCAAAAGAGAAACGGGCGTTATAAGATGGCGTTATATAAGCAGGCAGGAAACAGCATACCTGTGCCAATTTTTGAAAGCCTATTCAGAAAGATACTTTTGGGAGAAACGCAAAGCAGGGAGGACAGAGAATGAGCAAATACAGTAAAGAAAATGAGAGGATAACAAAGATTTTCAAGTGGACTGTGATTATAACAGTTCTGCTCATAATTGCGCTGACTATATATAGCTGTGCAGCGGGGCAGCAGGCAGAAGAGCTGAAAGAGCCAGAGCCGCTTATAATCGAGATCCCCGAGAGGGAAACAGAGGGCAGCGTAACAGTATACACAAGTGACGGCGCTGTATATGGATTTTACGGGGATATAAAAATCATCAATGATGGAACGGACGGAAACCAGATTACAATAGAGCTTTACGGCTGGCTTGTGGGAGAGTACCAGCACGGAGAGCCGGAATATAAGGAGGAAAAAGCATTATGAAAATCAAAATAACAGAAGAGATACCAACAGCGATTAAGCCGAAAGTAGGGGAGGTTTACGAAGTTACGCGGACAGAGGAAAGAAAAGGGCGCGGATACGGAGGCGGGATAATTTACTTTATTAAAGTAGGCGGCGCAGAAGTGGGAGTTTTAGGCAGAGAAATGAAAATAGTGGAAAAGTAGAAAGAGGCAAAACATGAGTAACGTATTTATAAGAAGTCAGGACAGAGAAAAGTTGTATTGTTTCGGAATATCATTTAACAGCTTACAGTACAGCGAAGAGATGGAACACAAACGGGGAAACAAGGCTGAAAAGCACCACGCAATCTACATTGCAGATGGATGCTTAGAGAAAATTGCAGAATACGAAAGTAAGGAACGCTGCATTGAGGTACTGGATGAATTGCAGGAAGTATGCGGAAAATATCTCATGGTACAGGGAGGCGCTGCATTGATAAGAGGCGGAATGAATGTGCAGCCAGGGGCTTTCGAGATACCGCGAGTATATGAAATGCCGGAAAAGTAGCGGGAGGAACGGGCGGAGATATGACGGTTAAAGAGCTTACAGACGTATTAAGCAGCATTGAGCTGGTGCGAATTACAAAAGGAAGAGGCAACAAATACGAAAGAAGCAAAGACGATTTATACATAGGATGGCTGGGAGAGCTGAAAGCAAGCCCGGAGCATATAAGCCCGGAGACATGGAACGCAGAAGTAAAGCACTTTGCGGCAGTGCAGGACATTAAGCATAAGAAATGGCAGGAGCTGGGGCTGATACAGCCGCTTGAACCGGGCAAATATCCGCAGTACAGCTTTAGCGATCTGACAATGAGCACATATTACACAATTTATATCTGAAAGAGAGGTAGAGAACATGGAAAACATTTTAGGAGCAGTGAGATACGGTATCAAGATCAGCAAGAAAGAGAAGAACCCGGACGAGAGGGTAACTTACATACATGATGCAAAGGACTTGCAGCCAGCAAGAATGAACTTTGATACAGGAGTATTTGAGTATGGGAGCTGGCAGGGCAGGGCTTTTGCAGCACCGGAAAATAATTATCCCTGCATGGTAAAAGCTGACGGCACAGAAGATTATAAACTGATGCAGGAGGACTACACAAAGAAAGAGGACGGCGCGGAAAGTGATGTGGTAAACGCAGATTACGCCGGGAACGCTATGGCAGCATTTAAAGGCGGATGGCTCTGCCAGTACGAGACGGAGACAGACGAGTATATCATCTGGAGCAATGTTAAATATGATGATGCTTATAACGCGAGACACAGAAAAGCAAAGGATGGAAGTATCAGAGAGGGATTTTACAGACATATCTATAAGCCGACACTGATAGACGGAAAAGCGCGGAGCATAAGCGGTGCGGAGATCATGGGAGGATTTACAGCACAGCAGGAACGCCAGTTATGCAAGGCAAACGGCGAGGAATGGGAGCAGAGCACATGGCAGCAGTGGAATTATATTATATGCCTGCTTAAGATCATGGCAAAAACAGACGATTTACAGGCGGCATATGGATACGGAAACTGTGACAATCCGGCATGGGAGGCGCTGCCAACAGGAACGCTTAACGACAAGGGGCAGTTTTACGGTAGCAGAGAAAAGGACAAACAGGTAAAGGTATTTCATACAGAGGCTCTTTGGGGAGACAAATGGGAACGGCTGGCGGGGCTGATCGTTGATAACGGAACTGTGAAAGTACATACCCACGGAGAATACAACTTTACAGGAGAGGGATACAAGAGCATTTACAGATACATGACAAATGATTTTGACTATGGATTTGTGGACGGCACAGTAATGACACCATACGGGCGGTTTCCTGTATCGTTCAATGGCAGCAGGCACGAGTACACGGCGGACTACGGGGCAATAGATACGGAAATTGTCTCTGCGCCTCTTGTGGGCGGCGACTGCTACAACGGGCTGTATTGCGGTGCTTGCGTGAACTTGTGCTACACCGCTGGCAGTGCGTACTGGGGCATTGCGCCCGGTCTTTCTTGTATCATGCCTAACGCTGCGCAGCAGTAAAGGGGGAACGGGGGATATTTCCCCCGCAATAATTGAAAGGAGATCAGACAAAATGAACAGAGACAACATGGCAGGAATTGCCGGAGAGATCACAGATTTACAAAAGAGTACAGAGTTATACGGGCACGAGATCGGAGCGGCATATATTGCAAAGTTGACAATACCGCGCATAAGCGGGATTGAGGACGAAGTAATAGCCGCGATACCAGAGACGGCGATAGAGCCGAAAGACGCAGAAGAGATGCAGGAGGCACAGCCGGGAGATAAATTACTTATTGCCGGGAAAGTGCAGAAAGTGCGGAATAATGAAACAGGAGAAACCACAGTATTTATATTAGCTGAATTTGCCTCACTTGTAGAGCATCCGCTGTACCAGAATGAAATAGCGATCACTGGCGAGATTATGAATATTCCTGCCGTGCGTGAGACACCGAGAGGAAAGAAAATTACTGATCTCATGATAAGGGTAGATAACGAGCTGGACGGAGGCGGCGCATATATACCGTGTATCTGCTGGCAGGCTGCCGCAGAGGAAATGGCACAGTATAGCAGAGGCACAGTGGTTAAACTGAAAGGAAGATTGCAGAGCCGGGAGTATATCAAGAGAAGATATACAGACAGCGACAGCGAAACAGAAGAGATAAAGATAAGCCGGGAAGTTTCAGCAGAACAGATAGAGGTATGGTGGCAGCCGGAAAGGGAAGAGCAGTGAAATTTAACTGGAGCGAAGAGGAAAAGGAAGAGTATTACAGGAGAGCAGAGCAACAGTTAAATGAGGCGGGTATAGATTTTGTGGGCGTTGATCGGTCAAAGTTTGGAGTGATCGGCTGGAATGCAGAGCAAAAGACAGTAGAGGCGGTTTCCGTTTCGCTTACAGGATATCCGTACCACCATTTCAGCAACAAGAAAAGAGGGCAGCTTAAGAGGCTGGGAAATTGGCAATGCACAGATAAGTGCAAAAGAGGCAGCGGAAAGCCTCATTTCATGCACTCACGGCTTATATATGGAAGAGACGGAGGAAAAGGGAAGAAATGTTAAAAGCGTACATATGTAGCCCATATAGGGCGAGGACAGAAGCAGAGCTTGACAGAAATATAGAGTATGCGCAGGAGATCACAAGGCGGGCGCTGCTGGCAGGCGTTGCGCCGATTACGCCGCATTTATACATAACGCAGTGCCTTAATGACGATAAAAAAGAGGAAAGGGAAGTAGGTATAACTGCCGGGATGGAAATTCTAAAAGGCTGCGATTTTGTCATAGCCGGGATAAAGTACGGCATAAGCGCAGGAATGAGCCGGGAGATTGCGCTGGCGGATGCATCAGGAATAGACGTAGTAAACGCGGACAAGCTGGCGCTTTATCTGAGGTATAGAAAAATAGAAGAGTATGTAATAAAGCGTATCGAAAAAGATCATATGCAGACCTGCGCAGATATTATGAAAGCGTTTGTTACAGAAATTCAGAGGAAATAAAAAGAAAGCCCCTACGGTACGGGAATACCGCAGGGGCAAAGCTATACAGCTTTCTTACCTATAAAAGAGTATAAGCAATGTATGGCTGATAGTCAAGTGATCTACGGGCAAAGCGCCTGTTTTTACACTTGATAAAAGTATTAACTTTACGACAGGAACATAAAGGAGTACAAGGGTATGCCGTACATTGAGAGGACTACACGGGCAGGAAAGACAATAGAGGTAGAGCGGTATTTTACGAGTAGGTATAAAAAGCAGGGGATAAAGAGAGGGGATAAGGTTAAGCCCACCAAAGAGGAACAAAAGAAAGTGAATACCCGGCAGGCTGAAAGAAAGCTGCGCATACTGATGAACGCGAACTATGGCTACGGAGATTACCACGTTGTACTAGACTATATACGGGTAAAGGGAGAAGAGCCACGGAGCAGGGAGCAGATGCGGCAGGACATAAACGTATTTTTGAGGGAGCTACGCAAGGAATACAAGAAAGCCGGGCAAGAGCTGAAATACATACACGTTATGGAGATCGGGGAGAAAGGGGCAAGACACCACCACTTAGTTATCAATCAGATTGATACAAAGATATTACAGCAATGCTGGTATAAGGCGTATGAGGGGCACAACAGAGTAAAAGTATTCCCGTTAGATGATAGTGGGAACTACGCAAAGCTGGCAAGCTATTTCATCAAGTACACGGATAAGCACAGGACGAAAGAGGACGGAGCATTACAGGGAAAGCGTTGGAATTGCAGCAAGAACCTTGTAAGACCAGAACCAGAAATAAAGATCATAAGCAACCGGGAATATTTTAAGGCAGAGCCAAAAGCCATTAAAGGGTATTACGTGGACAAGGACAGCGTAAGTAGCGGACAGCATAGCCCGGAATACTACGGATACGGATATCTGCGGTATACGCTTGTGAAACTGGAATGATCGGAGGAAAGAAAAAGATGCAGACGGTAGTTATAGCAATAGCGGCATTTATTGCCGGGGAGATTGCGGGAGTAGTTTTAACGGCGTTGATGCAGGCAAGGAGAGAAGAGGACGAACAGGAGGGGAGCGAATGATAGGAGCGGTTTTAGATCGGCTGAAATACTGGATATTCCAGCCGGGAAAGGACTGTAAGCACTGCTGCTTGTGGTGCGAGTATTACGATATCTGCAAATGGGATACCATGACAGGAAAGACAGCAACAAACGAAGAGACAATAGAAATACTGACAATGCGGGTAGCACAGGACAAAAGAAAAGACGGACTGCTGTACAGAATTTACAAGTATGTTGAGCTGAAACAGAAAGAGAGGCAGAGGCGTGAGAAATTTTAGACTGGATGATGAAAGCGGGCATCAAGAGGCGCTTTTTGAGTGGGCACAGTATCAGCTATGGCATATGCCGGAGCTTGAATACATGTTCCATGTGCCGAACGGAGGGAAACGAGACAAAGCAACAGCCGTAGCACTGAAACGGCAGGGAGTAAAAGCAGGCGTGCCGGATATCGTGTTACCTGTGCCGAGAGACGGATACCACGGGCTTTACATAGAGCTGAAAGCCGGGAAGAATAAGCCGACACAGAACCAGAAGCGCTGGCTCAAGTTCTTGCAGGAGGAGGGATATTATACAGCGGTATGCTACGGCTGGCAGGAGGCGGCGAAGCTCATAGAAACATATCTGCTAAAAACAGAGATAGACGCGGTAATAGCAGAATTGCACAAGATGGAGGCAGAGGAATAAGAGAAAGCGAGGTAAAACATGAAAACGATAAGCATATTAAACTTAAAGGGCGGAGTAGGAAAAACATTTACGGCAGTGAATATGGCATATGAGCTGCACAGGAGAGGTTATAACGTCCTGTTGATCGACAACGATAAACAGGGAAATTTAAGCAAGGCATATAGCAGATATGATGCAGATACATACAGCCCGGCAGCGCGGTTATTGTCGGGAGACTGGCAGCAGGCGGACGAACTGATACAGTGCACGGACTACAAGGGTATTGACATCATAACCGCTAATATGGCTCTGCTGGGAGCTACATGGCAGCTCACAGCCTGCGCAGAGGAAATGCAGACAGGAAGATATAAAAGGCTGGCAGAGGCGGAAATAGAGTTTTACGGGAGTTGCGCGGTATGGGGAAAATATGATTATTGCATCATTGATAACCCGCCAGACATTGCGCTGAACGTCATAAATGCGCTGGAGATCACAGACGAGATAATAGTACCTGTAAAGATTGACGAGTGGGCGCTGGAGGGGCTGGATATCCTGCGGGAGCAGATCGAGGACGCAAAGCAATTTAACCCGGATTTGAAATTAAAAGGCGTTCTGGTTACGTCTTACCAGAATACAGACGGAGAGGCAGCCGGGCGCGAATGGATGCAGCAGCAGGAAAATATAAACGTGCTGGCAACAATCAGATATTCAAAGAAAGTTGCGGAGAGCACATTTACTTTCAAACCGATTTACGAATACAGCCCGTGCTGCGGAGCTGCACAGGATTACAAGAAATTTGTTACAGAGTACACAGGGAAAGCGAGGTAAAGAGATATGGCAAAATTCGGGATAAATGACATTTTGAACGCGAAGAGCAAGGCGGGGGCAGCAGGCACGACAGAATACAAAGAGATTTATTTAAGCCCTTACGAGGTTAAGGAGGCAGAAGAGAATACGCATACAACGCTTGAAAATATCGAGGAACTGGCAGATTGCTTTTTAACTGTGGGGCAGGAGCAGCCGACAGTATTAGCCAGAGTAAACGGAGAATACCGTATTGTGGACGGTCACAGGAGGAACGCCGCAAATATTTATAATTTAGAGCGAGGATACAAGCAGTATGAGAAAGTGCTGTACAGATATCGGGATATGACAGAGGCTATGTACGAGGTTTCCTTACTGGTCGGAAACGGGCTGACACAGGGGCTTACACCATACGAGCGAATGAGGACGGCGGAAAGGCTCAAAGCGGCGCTTGTACAGGCAAAGAAAGAGGGCAGTATAGAGATCAAAGGGAAAATGCGAGACATGGTAGCAAATATGCTGGATGAAAGCAGCACAAACATTGCGAGAATGGAGAGTATAAATAAAAACGCTACGGAAGAGATTAAAGAGCAGCTTAAGGCTGGGAATATCGGCATAACAGTTGCGTATGAGGCAACAAAGCTGCCGGAGGACGAACAAAGGGAAATTGCGCAGCGGGCAGCAGACGGGCAGGAGATCAGAGCGAAAGAGATCACGGAAAAGGTGGCAGAGAGAAAAGCGGCGAAAAAAGAGGATGATTACCCGCTTTCATATCACGGGGAAATTATAGGCATGAACCCGCCGGAAGAGCCGGAGCGTCCGGGGGATGATTACGAGACACCGCACCCGGAAAGCATTACATCATTGTGCTACTCATGCAAGAATTATTCTACGTGCAATGTGAAAACAGGAACGTGCCAGAAATGCGATCAGTACATAAACAAGGCAGAGGCGGAAAAGACGGAAGAGCAGAGATACAGCGAAGAGCAGGACGAAATAGACAGGAAGACAAGGGAGCGGATGCGGCAGCAGGAGGATGAAAAGAAAATGGACAATCTGCCGAGTGATCGGGAAGAGAATGGGCAGAAAACACACAGCATAAGGCTGGCGGCTATGTACTTTGAGGATGTAGCAAGCGGGAAAAAGACTTTTGAACTGCGCAAAAATGACAGAGGATATAAAGAGGGAGATATCTTAGAGCTTATGGAATTTACGGACGGCAGGAATACAGGGAGATCAATAAAGGCGCTTGTAACGTATATGTTTGAAGAATATACCGGGCTGGCAGATGGGTATTGTATTATGGGCATTAAGGTTATTCCAGAAGTGTCCGAAACGGACACAGAGGGAGGCAGAGAATGAATTACAGACAGTGAAAAAAGAATTACAAGAAGTAGCACGGGTATAACCCGCCAGCAAACGAAGATAAGCGAAAAATCAAAAAGCAAGTAAAACGAGCTATTGCCGCTTATGAGACACTGGACTTGACGCGAACAGTAGCAAAGATGCTGGCGGCAGCAGGAGACGCAATAGCAGAAGTGTTTGACGGACTATCAAAAAGCATGAGGGCGGCAGCGGAATATTACAGGGATATTGGAGAGGCAGAGAATAATGGCAAAGACAGTATGCAAGGCATGGAAGAACGGAGAAGTAAAGCGCAGAGGACAGGCAACGCTTGAATGGTATAAAGACGGAGTGCCACAGTATTATTGCTACGGGTATTACGACAGTATGACAGACGAGCTTATAGAGACGTGCAAAAACTGCCGGGATAATGAGAGATACGCACAGGAGGATTTAGAGGCGTGGCTTGCGCAGGAAGAGACGCGGCAGCAGGCAGAGAACAGCGCATAAAATCGGACACCGAAATAGAACAATTATTGTGGACAATGGCAGGGCAAATAAGGTATAATAGGAGTTGTCAGAAAGACGCACGAAAGAAAGAGTTAATCTCTTCTCTCGTGCGTCTTTTTGCGTTTTCATGTTTTACCTCCTAACCCTGCGCATGAAACCTAGGGCGCAGGGGAAAGAAAGGGAGGCAGTACAGTGAAAGCATGGGCGGAATGGTTTTATAAGTCTAAAGCGTGGTCAGAGACAAGAGAGGCTTATCTAATATCACAGCAGTATATTTGTGAGCGTTGCGGAGCGCCTGCAAAGATCGTGCATCATAAAGACTACATCACACAGGAAAACATAAACGATCAGAGCATAACGTTATGTTGGGATAACTTAGAGGCATTGTGTCAAGAGTGCCACAACAAAGAACATCATGCAAAGAGTGAAAGAAAAATGCGATATAGATTTACAGAGGACGGGAACATAACTCCCCCCTATCCACGAAAAAATTTAAGCCATGAATAGACCGAGGGGTGACTATAATTTTACTCTGCAAGGTCGCGCATGCGTGGTGTAGAGGGGGTGTGGTGTACTACAAGGGGTAAAAGAAATGGCGGAAAAGAAAGAAAAAACAAAAGAACAGAAAATAAAGACTGAAAAGAACAGACTTAAGCGGATTTTTAAGAACTTAGACGAAAATAAAAAGAGTTTAGTTACGCCGCTGATTGAAAAAGCCGCTTTCATGAGCGTTGAGCTTGACGAATTGCAGGAAGTCATAGAAAACGAGGGATGGACAAGCGAATACAAGAACGGCGCGAACCAGTACGGCACAAAGAAAAGCCCGGAGGCTGAAACCTATATAGCATTATCCAAGAACTACGCGGCAATTATCAAGCAATTAACAGAACTTGTACCGCCAGCCGAGAGAAAGAAAAGCAGGCTTGCGGCATTGAGGGAAGAGTAGCCGGAAGTGCCGTATAAAAATTATATCTACGAGTATTACCAGAAGATTTGTAGCGGCAAGATCACGGTAGGAAAGTGGATAAAAGCAATATTCAAAATTATCATAGATAGTCTGGAAAAGCAGGACTATTATTTCAGTGCAAAAGAGGCAAACAGAGCTATAAAATTCATAGAAAATTTTTGCCACCATAGCCAAGGGCGCAGCGATCTTTTAAAGCTGGAATTGTGGCAAAAAGCTATTGTATCCACCATTTTTGGCATTGTAGACGAAGAAAAAACACGTATTTTTCGTGAAATTTTTATAGTGATCGGGCGAAAAAACGGAAAAAGTTTATTCGCATCCGCGATTATTGCATACATGGCATACCTAGAGCCAGAGTACGGGCAGGAAATATACTGCCTTGCACCAAAACTGGAGCAGGCTGCAAAGGTGTATGACGGATTTTATCAGATGGTAAAAGCAGATGAAGAGCTGGCGGAGCTTGCAAAGAAACGGCGTTCAGATATCTACATTGAGGAAAGCAACACCATAATAAAACCGATTGCATTTAATGCGAAAAAGTCAGACGGATTTAACCCGCAGCTTGTAGTTTGTGACGAGATGGCGGCATGGGCAGGAGACGGCGGATTAAAGCAGTACGAGGTTATGAAATCCGCATTAGGCGCACGTAGGCAGCCTATGATTTTGAGCATTTCAACAGCCGGATACATTAACGATAGCATCTATGACGAGCTGATGAAGAGAAGCACCAGCTTTTTGAAAGGAAACAGCAAAGAGCGGAGGCTTTTACCATTCCTGTATATCATTGACGATATCGAAAAATGGAACGACATAGAGGAACTAAAGAAAGCAAACCCGAACATGGGCGTATCTGTCAAAGAAAGTTTCTTTATAGACGAGATCGCAATAGCAGAGGGCAGCTTAAGCAAGAAAGCAGAGTTTTTAACAAAATACTGCAATATCAAACAGAACAGCAGCGTTGCATGGCTCGAATATCAGACGGTGGAAAACGCTGCGGCGGACTTAACACTGGAGGACTTTAGAGAGTGCTACGCAGTGGGCGGCATTGATTTGAGCCAGACAACAGACTTAACGGCGGCAAGCGTGGTAATCGAAAAAGGCGGCATACTGTATGCCTTTACACAATTTTTCATGCCAAAGAACAAAGTGGAATACTTACAGGCTACGGACGGCGTGCCATATGATCTGTTTGTAAAAAGAGGACTGATTACAGTATCCGGGGAAAACTACGTTGGCTATAAAGACGTGTTTAACTGGTATGTATGGCTGATAAATGAATACGGAATAAGAGTTTTGAAAATCGGTTACGACAGATACAGCGCACAGTACCTTATTGACGATCTGAAAAACTACGGTTTCCACACGGATGATGTACACCAAGGCGAAAACCTCACGCCAGTTATCAGAGAGTTTGAGGGCATCATAAAAGACGGCAATTTTAAGATTGTAAATAACAATCTGCTGAAATCACATTTCTTGAATGTGGCATTAAAGCAGAATATGGAAACAAGGAAATTTAGACCGATAAAGATAGAGCAGCGGGCGCATATAGATGGTTTCGTATCTGTCATAGATGCTATGACAGTACGGCAGAAATACTATGCAGAAGTAGGAGAGATGCTAAAGAACGCCGATTAGAAAGGAGAGTGAACGGCATTAAATTCTTAGATTATCTTTTTCACGGGAAACAACTAAGAGTGATCGACAGCTATTTTAAGATGCTGAACGGGTACAGTCCTACGTTTACCAGCTATAACGGCGGCGTGTATGAGATGGATTTAACACGGACAGCTATAAACAGTTTCGCAACGCATTGCAGCAAATTAACGCCGGAGATCACAGGCAGCGCGCACAAAAATCTTGAAAAAGTTTTACAGCACAAGCCGAACTATTTCATGGATACAACAAAATTTATAAAGAGAGTGGCAACCTATGTAGCCACGGAGCACACCGCTTTTATTGTACCGATAGAGGACGAATATGGTGGGCTGTGCGGGTGGTATCCCCTGCGGGCGGAGCGTTGCGAAGTTGTAGAGGCAGCAGGACAAGTATATCTGCGGTATCTGTTTGCGAACGGCGAACACGCAGCAATAGAGTTTGAAAAGGTCGGGATAATGACGGACTTTGAATACACAGACGATCTTTTCGGAGAGGACAACCGAACTTTAAAGCCGACAATGCAGCTTATTCATACGCAGAATGAGGGCATCATAAACGCGGTAAAAAATTCTGCAAATATCCGCTTTCTGGCAAAAATTGCGAACATGATTAAGCCGGAGGATATTAAAAAAGAGCGGCAGAGGTTCACAGAAGAAAACTTAAGTTCCGACAATGACAGCGGAATGATTATTTATGATAACAAGTTTACTGATCTGAAACCTGTGGAAAGCAAGCCGTTTGTGCCGAACGCATTACAGACACAGCAGATACAGGACAATGTGTGTACGCATTTCGGAACAAATTTAGATATCTTACAAAACAAATTTAATGAGGATACATGGAACGCATATTACGAGGGAAAGATAGAGCCTTTTGCAATCCAGCTTTCTCTTGTTATGACGAATATGACGTTTACCCAGCGGGAAATTGCCTGCGGAAATGCAATTACATTCAGCGCAAACCGTTTACAGTACGCCTCAAATAGTACAAAGCTGCAAGTAAGTACACAGCTATTTGACCGGGCACTATTGAACCGTAACGGGGTAATGGATATATGGAATATGCCGCACGTTGAGGGCGGAGAAAAATACTATATCCGCAGGGATTACATAGAGGTAAGCGAGTTAGAAAAAACAGGGAAACAGACAGAACCGATAAATCAGAACCCGCAGGAGAAAGGAGACGGGCAGCAGGCAGGCACAGAGCCACCAGAACCCGCAAATAACGAGCCGGGAGAGGAAGAGGGTAAATAATATGCCAATAAAGAAAGAACGGGAATACAGGGCGCTTGCAGCGCCGCTATCTGCGGATGCAGCAACTAAGAGAATAGATACAGAGTATTACGTGGAGGGATACGCAACAACTTTTGATAAGCCATATCTGCTCTACGAGATCGGAGGAACTAAATACTATGAGAAAATAGACAGCCGCGCGCTGGATGGCGCTGATATGAGTGATGTTATCATGCAGTACGATCATGAGGGGCGCGTATTTGCCCGGCAGTCAAATAAAACACTGATATTAGTACCAGATCATAAAGGGCTGCTGATTGCGGCAGATTTAGGAAAAACAGAGCTTGCAAAAGGACTGTATGAGGATATTAAAGCCCGCATGATTACTAAAATGTCATGGGCGTTTACCGTGCAAGAGGAAAGCTACGACAGGGCAACACGGACAAGAACGATACTAAAGATAAAAAAGGTTTATGACGTATCCGCTGTAAGCATACCAGCAAACGGCGATACTGAAATAGCCGCCCGCAATTTTGCCCATAGGAGGTATGAGGCAGAGCGGCAGGAGATGCTTAAGAGACGGGCAGCAATACTAAAGATCAAAGCAAATTTATAAAAAGGAGAACAGACAAAAATGAGATTAAAAGAAATTGAGACAAGACTGGCAGAGATCAGAAAAGAGCTGACAGAGAACGCGGAAACGCTGACGGATGAACAGATTACCGCGCTGGAAACAGAGGTAGACAATTTGCAGGAGGAAAGAACAAGGCTTGTGGACGCACAGGAGAAAAGAACAAAGCTGCTTGCGAGAATTGCAGGCGGAGAGCCTGTAAACGGAGCAGAGGGCGGAGCTGGAACAGCGCCCACAGTATTACGGAATTTTGCAGGGGCAGCAGGCGGCGCAGGAGAAGAGCCGGAGAAAGAGGACAAGTATAGTTCCATGGCTTACAGAAAAGCATTTATGCAGCATGTGTGCAGAGGAACGGCAATTCCGGCAGAGTACCGCGCAGATGCAGTAAGCACTACAACGGACGTAGGGGCAGTAATTCCCACAACTGTACTGAACCAGATCGTACAGAAAATGGAGAGCACAGGAATGATTTTAGCTCTCGTAACGAGGACGGCATACAAGGGCGGCGTAAGTATCCCGGTATCTACTGTTAAGCCTACTGCTACATGGGTAGCGGAGAGCAAGGGCAGCGACAAGCAGAAACACAGCGCCACAAAGGATGGAATGATTACATTTGCTTACCACAAGCTGCGCTGTGCGGTAGCCGTATCTCTGGAAGTGGATACAATGGCAATCAGCGCATTTGAGACACTGCTTATCAGCAATATTGTTGAGGCTATGACAAAAGCGTTGGAGCAGTCCATTGTTGACGGAGACGGAGCAGGAAAGCCGAAAGGCATCCTTGCGGAAACGCCGGAGACGGGGCAGACAATCGAGGTATCAGAACCCGCTTATGCTGATCTGATCGCGGCAGAGGCGGCGCTGCCAATGGCATATGAAAACGGGGCAGTATGGTGCATGAGCAAAAAAACATTCATGCAGTATTACGGGCTGGTAGATGCAAACGGGCAGCCGATTGGGCGCGTAAACTACGGAATTGCAGGAAAGCCGGAGCGTACACTGCTGGGGCGTCCTGTGGTGTGCTGCGATTATGTGAAAAGCTATGATGCGTCACTGGCAGCAAACAGTCTGTTTGCTTTCCTGTTCAATTTCAAAGATTACGTGCTTAATACCAACTACGCTATGGGCGTAAAGAAGTATGAGGACAACGACACAGACGATCAGGTAACAAAGGGCATCATGCTGGCAGACGGGAAAGTGGTAGACAAGAACAGCTTAGTTGTGCTGAAAAAAATTGCATCCGTATAAGAAAATGCGCGGCGTAAAAGCGCCGCGCGGAAAGGAAGATAAAAATGACAGGACACTTAGATATTAAAGATCTGGAAAAGATGAAAAAGGACGATTTGAAAGCGCTGGCAAAAGATATGGGTATCAGTGACGAGGGCACAGTAAAAGAACTGGCCGCAAGGATTGCGGCGGAAGAGGTGGAAGTACCCGAAGAGGACGAACTGACAGAAGAGGAAAAAGAAGCAGCGAAAGCGGCGGAAGATGAAGAGGCAGCAGAAGAACCGCCGAAAGTGTCCGAAACGGACACCGCGCAGGAGGATAAGAAAAAGGTAACAGTGCGCGTTATCCAGACATACAAGGATAAAAAAGCAAAACAGGTATTCAGACCGGGTTTTGAGTTCAGCATTTCACTGAAAAGGGCAAAGGAGCTGGAGGCGGCGAAAGTTGCGGAGATTGTAACAAAATGAGCGGCATGGAAACCGTGCTGACTGATACCGTCAAGGGCAGCATGAGGATTTTAAGCAAGTCTGCGGTAATTGAGAACGATATAAACAATATGATTGCCGCCGCAAAACAGGATTTATCTGTATCCGGGGTAAAAAAGATTGATGAAACAGACGCGCTTATTATCCGGGCAATTACTCTTTTCGTAAAGTCAGAAATGAACTACCAGAACCGAGGCGAACAGTACAGACAGAGCTATGAACTGCAAAAACAGTCCTTGTGTCTGGCTGGAGATTACAACACGGAAGAGGGATAAAATGCCGGGAGAAATCACTTTAATAGAGCAGATCAACGACACTGAAACAGAGGAAACTACAATTTTCTGTGAAGTGGATAGCATCACACAAAGCGAGTTTGAGGCAGCAGGACAGAAAGACATAAAGCCGAGCTACAAATTTACTGTATGGAGCTTTGAGTATAACGATCAGACAGAGGTAGAGTATTGCGGGCAAAGGCTGACCATTTACAGGACGTACCAGCGCCCGAACGAAGAAAGAATAGAGCTGTATGCAGAAAAGAGGTTAGGCAGACGTTGAGCACGGATATAAACAATGTTGCGGCAGAGATCGCGCGGGGGCTTACGGAGTATGACCAGAGCGTAGCAAATGACATTAAGAAAATTGTAGATGATGTGGCAGCGGAGGGAGTAAGCGAATTAAAGCAAACGAGCCCGAAACTGACAGGGAGTTACCGAAGAGGCTGGAGAAAAAAGCAGTCATACAGCGACAGCAGAACAAAGAGAAACACGGTATACAACAAAACAGACTACCAGTTAACGCACTTGCTTGAATATGGGCACGCCAGCAGATACGGCGGCAGGGTAAAGCCAAAGGTACATATTAAGCCCGTAGAGGAAAGTATGATAGAGAGTCTGGAAACCAAGATAGAAGAGGCGGTAAAAGGATAATGAGGCTTGAAACGATCATAAAAAGGGCAGAGAGTTTAGGGCTGCCAATAGCAAAAGATGCGTTCCGGGAGACAAGAGAAACACCATTGCCAGAACCGCCGTATTTGGTGTATATAACGCCGCAGATAAACGGACGCGGCGGAGATGATGTAATACTCGTACATGAGATATTTGCGGCTCTGGAGCTGTATACAGATAAGGCAGCAAACGGGGAACTGGAAAAACTGATAGAGGAAAAAGTATTTTTCGATACTGATTATCAGAAGTATCAGGACACCATAGAGGACGAGGACATGGTACAAACGGCGTATGAATTTACCATATACGAAAAAGTGAGAAGAAAGAAAGGGGATATACAGAATGGACAGTGAAAGAATTACATTAGGCAGCGGAAAACTCTATTGTATGTTATTCACGGGAGAAATCCCGGAGGATACAGAGATAGAGACAGAAAATAACCAGCTTGCGCACATCAAAGGTGGGGCATCCGTGGAGTACACGGCAGAGACATACACCGCAAAAGATGATTTAGGCGTTGTATCGAAAACAAAGCTGACAAATGAGGACGTTATCTTAAAAGCCGGACTGCTGACATGGTGCGCAAAGACGCTCAAAAAGTTAAGTTCAACGGCGAGAGTAACAGAGGACACGAGGAAAAGGACGGTCAAGATCGGCGGTATTAAAAACCAGACAGACGAGAAATATCTTATCCGTTTCCTGCATGAGGACGAAGAGGACGGAGATATCAGAGTAACAATCGTAGGAAAGAACGAAGCAGGATTTTCATTCAGCTTTGCAAAAGATGCGGAAAGTACAATAGAGCCGCAGTTTAAGGCGCACCCTATGGACAAAGAGGGAACGCTTTTAATCTTTGATGAAGAAATCCCGCAGACAGCATAAGAGATCAATCGGGCTGCGTATACCGCAGCCCGGAAAATGGAGGTAAAAAATGGCAAGCAGAAAGTTTGATTTTGGAAAATTAAAGCGCAGTTTCTATACAACTACTCTGAAAGATGGAACTGTGCTTGTTGTAAATATGCCGGAAAAAAGAGTGTTTGAACGGATGCAGAGTATTACAGAAGTGGAAGAGGACGAGGATATAAAGTATAACGATCTTCTTACTCTTCTGGCGGAAATCTTAAGCAACAATAAAGCCGGAAAAGAGATCACAACAGAGTATCTGGAAAATGAGAAGTACGACATTGAAGAGCTTGTAGAATACTTAAAAGATTACGGGCAGTTTGTAAATTCGTTGAAGAATAACCCAAACTGAAAATGCCGTCATATCCGGGAGGGGAAACGGAAAAGGCGGCATACGATTTAGCAACAAAAGGCGAAAAGCTGGTAATGGACTACTTAAATATCAGCATTTTTGACGTACAGGAAATGCCGATAGATTTATACCTGTTTTTTATGCGTGAGGCATATATACACGGGAATATGAGAACGAAAGAGGGTAGAGAATATCTGGAAAACTGCCGGAGGATGGAGCAGACAAAGCCCGACAGAAAGAAGATCAGAAAAAAGATACAAGAGCAGAAAAGAGAGGGATAAAAATGGCAGGGAGCAAAAGCATAAAAGGAATTACCATAGAAATTGGCGGGAATACTACAAAACTGTCCAAAGCCCTCTCTGATGCGAGCGGGGAAAGCGTAAATTTACAGAAAGAGCTTAAGACTGTAAATAAACTGCTTGAACTTGATCCCACAAACACGGAGCTGCTGGCGCAGAAACAGCAGATACTTAAGGAAAGTATACAGGAAACGGCAAACAAGCTGGACGTGCTGAAAGAGGCGGAAAAACAGGTACAGGCACAGTTTGAAAAAGGCGAAGTGTCAGAGCAGCAGTACCGGGAATTACAACGGGAAATCATTACAACCGAACAAAAGTTAAATGATCTGAAAGCAACCGCAGAGAGCACCGGAGACAGCATGGAAAACGCCGGAGAGGATGCGGGGAAACTTGCAGATAATCTGGAGGGAGCGCAGCAAAAAGCGGATAAGGCGGCAGAGATGGGGAAAACTGCCGCCGCCGGAGTAGCCGCAATAGGAACGGCAGCAGTAGGCGCAGGCGTTGCAGCGGTTAAATTTGATGCTGACTATGACGCGGCGCTTAATAATGTGATTACACAGACCGGGGCAACAAAGGAAGAGACAGAAAGCCTTGAAACGGCTATGCGCAATATCTACAACAATAATTTTGGCGAAGATTTGAACGACATAGCAAACGCAATGGCAACTGTAAAGACGCAGACCGGGGCAACCGGGGAAGAACTGGAGAAAACCACTCAAAACGCGCTGCTTTTACGCGATACATTCGGGATGGAAGTGGAAGAGAGCGTAAGGGCGGCAAATTCTCTTATGAAACAGTTCGGCATAAGCGCGGACGAAGCATATAACTTGATGGCACAGGGCGCACAAAGCGGATTAAATGCCAATCAAGATATGTGTGATGTGATTAACGAATATTCTGTGCAGTATGCAAACGCAGGACTATCAGCGGAAGAAATGTTTAATATGCTGGTATCCGGGGCGGAGCAGGGCACATGGTCGATAGATAAGCTGGGAGACGCTTTCAAAGAATTTAATATCCGTATGAATGACGGCACGGCAAACGAGTATTTGACGAGTTTAGGGCTGAACGCGGACGAAGTAGTAGCGAAATTCCAGCAGGGCGGAGACAGCGCGAAAGAAGCAATGCAGCAGATCAGTGACGCACTGAAAAACTGTGATGATGAAACCGTGCAGTATACCGCAGGCGTGGGCATCATGGGAACTATGTACGAGGACATGGGGCTTGATGCTTGCACAGCCTTATTACAGACACAGGGAGAAATAAGCAAAACAAAAGACGCACTGGCAGAGATCAACAACCAAAAATACAACGACATTAACAGCCAGATAGAAGCGCTGGGGCGTAATATCCAGACAGAAGTAGTGCAGCCGCTGGGGGATGAATTAGCGCCAGTAGCAGAAGAGGTAATAGATGAAGTAAAAAGCAATCTGCCGCAGATCAAAGATATTTTAAGTGATGTATTGAACATTGTAGGGGAGTTTATAAACTTTTTCCTGCAAAATGGAGACATGGTAATAACCATAATCGGCGGAATAGCCGCAGGGATGCTGGCATGGAATGTTGTAACCATGATACAGGGAATTGTATCAGCTATTAAGCTATGGACGGCGGGAACGCAAGGGCTGGCGGCGGTACAGGCAGTATTAAACGCTACGCTCCTTGCTAATCCGATAGCCCTTATAGTAGCCGCGATAGCGGGTATTATTGCTGCAATCGTGCTTTTATACAATAACTGCGAATGGTTTCGGGAGATGGTAAACGGCATCTTTGAGGCAATAAAAGAGTTCGTAGGAACGGCAGTAGAAGTAGTAGGCGGCTTTATATCGTCTGTATGGGAGAAGATACAGGAGATATGGGCATTTATACAGCCGTACATAGAAATGATATGGGCATTTATACAGCAGATTTTAGCAGATATTGCGCAGATTTTCAGCGATACATGGGAGATCATTAAAGCAATATGGGATTTAGTACAGCCATATTTCTTGATGCTGTGGGAGGGAATAAAAGCAATTTTTGCGCCCGTAATTGAAGTGCTGGGCGGCTTGTTTTCGGCAGCATGGGAGGCAATCAAGCTGGTATGGGATGTAGTCGTTATGTACTTCTCTACCATATGGGAAAATATCAAAATTGTTTTCTCTGTGGTCGCTACGGTTTTAGGCTCATTCTTCAGCAACGCATGGACGGCGATAAAAGCCGTATGGGATGTCGTAGCCTCATATTTTGCGGCGGTATGGAACGCAATAAAGACAATTTTTTCAGTAGTAAAGGACGTATTAACGGGAAATTTCCGAGGCGCATGGGAGGGAATTAAGAGCATCTGGTCAGGATTTGCTAATTTCTTCCAGACTGCATGGAATAGTGTAAAAACAATATTTAGCAGCGTAGGAAACTTTTTTAGAACTGCATTTAGTTCTGCATGGAACGCAGTACAAAATGTTTTTGCAAATTGGGGCAGCTTCTTTTCGGGGCTGTGGAATAGGATAAGCAGCACGTTTTCAGCAATCGGGACGCGAATATCTGGAGCGATCAGCGGCGCGGTAAGGTCGGGAATTAACGGCGTAATAAGTTCGATACAGAGCATTATAAACAGCGGTATAGGACTGATTAACGGAGCAATCGGGCTTATCAATAAAATTCCGGGCGTAAGCATAGGGCGTTTAGGATATTTGAGCCTGCCGAGGCTGGCGCACGGCGGTATTTTGCAGGAGGGAGACGCTATGGTAGCAGAAGCGGGGCCGGAGCTGATACGGATGGTAAACGGCAAGGCAATAGTAACACCACTCACACCAACGGCAAAAAATACCGCAATGGAGGCAGCAGGAGGAAAAGCCACAAAGAATATCACAAATGCAATAGAAATGAAAATAGAGAATTTCTATAACAACAGAGAGCAGGATATAAGAGAACTGACAGAAGAGATTTTAGAAATCGCAGAAGAAATAAAGGAAAGGGAAGAGGCGGCGTATGCTTAGTGAATATTACGAGAGCGCAAACAGCTTTACATATAACGGCAGAAATTCACTTGATATGGGCTTGTTCATAACAGCAGTGAGCGCCGCCGATAACGGCGCAGAGCCGGAAATAGAAACAATCAGTATACCAGCGCGGGGTGATCTGATCGAGGACAGCCGGGCGGATGAACTGGACAATCAGCCTTTTAAAGATTACCAGAAGAAATATACGTGCTGTGTAGTAGCTGACGAGGATATCAATTTAGAAGATATGGCGCATAGGCTTTACGGCTGGCTCTATGCGCCGGGAATTGAATACAGTCGGCTTTATGACACATACGACAGGGAATATTACAGCATGGCGTATATATCCAGCAAAGCAACGGTAAGTGATCTGGCAAAGCGCCTGTTGGGAGAAATCGAGATAGAATTTACCTGCAAGGCGTACAAGAGAGCGATAAAAGGCGAACGCACAATAGCGCTCACGAAAGCAACAGCTATATACAACACAGAGCTTTTTACGGCAAGCCCGTATATTAAAATAACGGGAAACGGCGGAATTACTCTGTATATCAATGACAGGGCACACGGTTTTAAAGATGTGAGTGATTATATCGAGATTGACAGCGAACTAATGAACGCATATAAAGGCGATACGCTGCAAAACAGTAAAATGATTACTGCAAAGTTCCCGAAGCTGACAGCGGGGGTAAATAACATAAGCTGGGCGGGAAATGTAAGTAAAGTAGAGATCATACCAAGGTGGTGTACATTATGATACCGGTTCTTTATGATGCGTTTGAAAAGGACTTTACAACAAACGGCATAGGATTATTAACAGATGCGGTAAGCTGCGTTGTCACGGAAGAACGTAACGGAACATACGAGCTTACATTGACATACCCGGAAAAAGGGCATCTGGCAAAGCACATAACGAGAGATGCAATCATAAAAGCAAAAGCGAATGACGAGGACGAGCCGCAGCTATTCAGAATATACAAAGCCGGAAAAGCCATAGGAAGCAATACGACATGGAACGCGGAGCATATCAGCTACGAGACGAACGGAAACCCAGTAGAGAAATTCACGGTAAGCGGAGTAAATGCACAGCGAGCCATGCAGGAGCTTTTAGATGCGGCGGCATTGCCGCACAGCTTTACGGCATCTAGCGATATTACAACAACGAACAGCACAAGCATAGACGGAGTTGTAAGCGTAAGGAACGCGCTGGGAGGAACGACAGGCAGCATACTGGATGTATGGGGCGGAGAGTATCACTTTGATAATTTCCGCATTGAACTGTTGAAAGCGCGGGGTGCAGACAACGGCGTAACAATCGAATACGGAAAGAACCTCATAAGCGCAAAGCAGGAGGAAAATATAGCGGACGTGGTTACAGCCATATTCCCATGGGCAAAGTATAAGGCAGAGGGCGCGGAAGAGGAAACATATATCAGCCTGCCGGAAAAGACGTTGATACATGAAAACGCCAACGCTTACGCGAATATAAAATGTGAGATCGTGGATTTTTCCAAAGAGTGGGAAAGTGGAACGATCATTACAGCGGATATGCTGCGGGAAAAGGCAACAGAGTATTTAAACAAATTAAGCACGGAGCCTAAAATCAGCATTACGCTTTCTTTTGCCAGCTTGAAAAAGACGAAAGATTATAAAAACATGAAAGCTCTGGAGAGCGTGAAACTGTGCGACACTGTAACGGTCAAGATCGAAAAACTGGGCATCAATGTTACTGCAAAGATTACGAAAGCGAAATATGACAGTATCAAAGAGCGTTACGACAGTGTGGAGATCGGGGATACCCGGACGAACTTAACAAAGAGCATGACCGCCGCACAAAAAGAGATACAGGAGCTTGTAGTAAGAAATCAGACGCGGGCGGAGCAGATTAAAGCGCAGATTGAACAGACAATAAAGGACGTAACGGCAGCAATCACGGGAAATTCTGGCGGGTATGTTGTACTGCACCCAGAGAAGAACCCGCAGGAAATCTTTATCATGGATACGCCGGATACGGCAACAGCCAAAAACGTGTGGCGCTGGAATTTAGCAGGGCTGGGGCACAGCAGTACGGGAATAAACGGAACATTTACAACGGCAATCACAGCAGACGGTCAGATAGTGGCTAATTTTATTACGGCTGGGGAACTGACAGGAGCGATTTTAAAAGCTGGCACAGTGTACGCCGAAGCGCTTGACGTTGAGTATAGAAACAGCGTCACAAAGTACGCGGATGATGCAGCAAGCGGAGCGGTAAAAGAGGCGAAAGAATACGCCGACAATTTGCAAAAGAGCACCGATAAGGAGATAGAGGACGTAAACAAAGCCGTTGATGATATCAATAATGCGCTGGAGACAACAGTAGCAGACGGAATTATAACGGAGTCCGAAAAGGCGGCAATACAGAAGATATTACAGATCATTGAAAAAGAAAAGAAAGAGGCAGATGCAAAGTATAACGAGATATACGGAAACCCTTATCTTACAGGAACACCAAAGACAAACTTAAAGAGTGCGTATAATACAGCATACGGCACAGCCAGTACATCAAAATATAATAAGCTGGTCACTGCCGTAAATGCCGTTATCAATGCGACAACAGCGGCAGCGGTCACGCAGAAGATGGAGGCTTACAGGACTGCTTACACAGAATATGGGGCGGCAGTCGCAGCTTACCAGACAGCCGTAGAAGCGGCAACGGACGCAATAGCGAACGCATACGCCGTGGAAAAGGCGGAGCAGATGGGCGAAACAGTCACGCAGGAAATGACGAGCCTTATCGAAACAACAGCAGAAGAAATTAAGCTGCTATGTAAAACCATTGAAGAATATAATATGCACAACTATGTTGTGGGCGGAGATTTTGCAGACGGATTTACGGAGGAATGGTACACAAATAATTCAACAGATAACTATGTTGTGACAGATGCAACGCTGGGGAAATGTGTAAGAATTTTAAAGAGTTCTTCTACATCCTCATATATACGCTGCAAACTAGGGGTATTACCAGCAGGAACTTATAGAGTGCGATACAAGGCAGCCACAGCGCCGGGATATGAGAGCACAGCAAGAGTGCAGTGCACTATGGTATCAATCTCAACAACACCAGCAGGATTGCTTAAGAGTACGGAATTTACAACCGTAGAGCGGGAAGTAACTATCACGGCAAGCACAAGCGTAAAATATCTTTATTTTTACGCAACTGTGCAGGGTGCGCCAGTATATATAAAAGACGTTGAAGTATTAGGACAGATGCGCATATATACAGAGGCACAGTTAAAAGTAAATGCTGATGCAATAGAGGCAGAAGTAACAAGAGCAAAAGGGATTGAGGAAGAGTTAAGAGCATCCATAAAAGTAAACGCCGATAATATCACAAGCAAAGTAGAAAAAGGCGATATGGGGAGCTATATATCACAGTATTACAATAATGTGATTGTAGCATTTAACAATAGCTCTAAATATATCCAGATCACAGCCGGGCAGATTGAAATATATAACAACGGAGTAGAGAGTAGCAAGCGTAGAGCTGTATTCAATCAAAACGGAAACCATTTTTACAGGGATGGCTACTATGTAGGGAAGATCGGAACGAACCAATGGAGTGGCAACAACGCTCATAAGGGGCTTGTATTCGATCTGGAATATACCGGGAAATATATGGCATGGGCACAGGAAGAAACGGAGGGGGCAAGCTCATATACAACGATACTGTGCTATTCACGCGCAAATAGTATATACACAGAAAAAGGGCTGCATTTAGGTTGCAATTTTTATGCGAACGGATGGGATATAGATGGGGCAGATTTAAGAGACAGCAGGGCAAATGGGTACACAGTAGCAAATAACAAAAGAGTGCCTATTATTACGTCAATTACATCAAACGGAGACGGAACGATAAGCTGGACATATTCAACTTTTACAGTTAGAAACGGAATGATTACAAGCGTACCAGACTCATCAACAAATATATAAAGGAGTAAAAAATGGACGAGCAGGAAGTAGAACGGATTTTGGTAACTAAAAAAGGAGAAGAACCAAAGACAGAGCCAGACAATGAGACAAAAACAGAGAGCGTATCGCTGGCACAAGTGATGGCTGCCTATGCAGCGGCACAGATGAACGAAAAAGGAGAGCAGGAATGATGGAAGAGAACACAAACAAAGAAGAGCAGACAACAGAAGCAGAAAAAGAACCGATAGGCGTAACCTTAAGCCGTGCGCACGGAGATGTAACAATAGCGATTTTGGAAATACAAAATGCTTATGGGCTGCCCGCATATCTCATGGATTTAATTGTAACAGCTGCATTATCAGATATTCGGGCGTGCGCAAATAAAGATATTATTCATGCAATGAGTAAAGGAGAATGACAGAATGGCATTACAGAACACACAGAGAATACAGATAGAGCTTGATGGAAACCCGCCTTTTGAATATGTGGTAGTCAAGCAGGGAGAAAAGGGAAGCCGCATTGTAGAGGTTACGCTGCTGGAGAACAAAACAGAATTTGAAATACCAAGCGGAACAACGGCAAAGATCAAATATTATAAGCCGGATGGGAAAAAGACATTAAATCCTTGTACGATATCCGGGAACGTGATTAAAGTAGAATACTCCGAGCAAATGCTGGCGGCAGCAGGCACAGGGCGCGGCGAGATCGTTCTTTATAACGGAGATAACGTACTGCGGAGCGCCACATACTATACAAAGATCGTAGAGACGGTATACAAAGAAAATGGGCTGATCTCTGATAATGAATTTCTTGACATGGCGGAAAGCATTATCAAGGTTAATCAGGCAACAGATAAAGCTATCAATGCCGGGGAAAGCGCAGAAGAGGCGGCGGAAGAGGCGAACGCAGCGGCGCAGGCAGCAAACAACGCCGCAAGTTCTGCAAACAGCAAAGCGAACGCGGCAAATACAGCAGCAACGGCGGCAAACGAGGCGGCGCAGGCAGCGAATAGCAAAGCGAGCGCAGCCAATACAGCGGCAACGGCGGCAAATGAAGCGGCGGAGGCGGCAGAGACGGCAACGGCTGGAGCACAGGCGGCAACGAGTAGCGCGAACACGAAAGCGGCGGCAGCCAATACAGCAGCACAGAGGGCAGAGGCGGCAGCGGCAGCCTGTGAGAATATCGCAGACGGAATGAACAGTATGGCAGATGATACAACGGGAATAACGTACACAATCGGGATAAGCGGCGGAATGATATATCTGGAAAGCGAGGACGAATAAAATGGCACGGATTTATGTAGCTGATAAAGAGACACTGGACAAAACACACGCAAATACGGCGGCTATTTTGGCGGCACTGGAGGAAGAGGGCGGAGAGCACAAGAAAGCCGTCCGCTACGGTATCAAGATCAGCAAGAGCGACAGCGGAAAAGCAAGCCGGGTAACATACATATATGACGCGGTGGGAATGACACCAGCGGTAATGGATTTTTCGGAGGGTACATTTAACTACGGGAGCTGGGGCAATGTAGAGTTTGTAAAGAACAATTACCCTTGCATGGTAAAGTATGATGGCACGGAGGACTATAAATTATCCCCGAACGATTACACAAAAAAAGAGGATGGAACAACGGCAAGTGATGTGGCAAACACGGATTATGCCGGGAACGCCATGGCAGCATTTAAAGGAGGATGGCTCTGCCAGTATGAGACGGAGACAGACGAGTATATCATCTGGAGCAATATAAAATATGATGATGGATATAACGCATATCACAGGACAGCGCCGGACGGAGTTATCAGAGAGGGATTTTACCGCAGGATTTACAAGCCCGCGCTGCTGAATAATGTAGCAAGATCAATCAGCGGGCAGCAGTCAATGTACAGCAAGAACGCAACGCAGGAACGCACATACATTAAGGCGAACGGCGAGGCATGGGAACATACAAGCTGGTGGGAATGGAACTATATTATATGCCTGCTTAAGATCATGGCAAAGTCAGAGGATTTACAGGGCGCATATGGCAACGGGAACATGAACGGCTATGTAAATGACGCTGCACAGCATTACGGAATTTTAACCGCCGGAACGCTCAACGACAAGGGGCAGTTTTTCGGATACAACACGAATAATCAGCAGGTAAAGGTATTTCACACAGAGGCTATGTGGGGAGATCAGTGGGAAAGAATTTGCCACATGATCTGTGATAAAGGCGTTGTGAAAGTACAGCCCTATGGAGATGGAAACTTTACGGGTGCAGGATTTGAAACCGTCTTTGATTATGCTGATTTAGGAATTAAGGCATCTGCAAGCGGATACGTGAAAGATACCGTAATGACAAAAGCCGGACGTTTCTTTAAAACATTTGGCGGCAGCAGTTCCACATATACGTGTGATTACGGTTATATCAATCCTACTATTGTCTCTGCGCCTCTTGTGGGCGGCAACTGCGGCTTCGGGCTGAATTGCGGTGCTTACGTGTACTTGTACAGCACCGCTGGCGTTGCGAGCTGGAGCGTTGCGCCCGGTCTTTCTTGCAAAATGCCTAACGCCGCGTAGCGGCATGAGGGGGAACGGGGGAAACATCCCCCGCTAAGACTTACAGAAAGAAGAAAGTAAAAATATAATAGGGGATTTCCCGGGCGTCTCTGCGCCTCTTGTGGGCGGCAACTGCAACAACGGGCTGAATTGCGGTGCTTACGTGAACTTGAACAACACCGCTGGCAATGCGAACTGGAACATTGCGCCCGGTCATTCTTATCAAACTATGGAAGATTAACCAAAAGCCCGGAAAATTCCTACACCGCTGGCGGTTGAAATACCGCTGAAAGTGAAAATACAGCCGCGTTAGGTGCGGTATGGTAGCCGTAGGAAGAAAGCCTAAAGTTGTATAGCGTGGCGAAGTACCGCAAGGCGATAAGAAAGAGAATTGCAGATGATAAGTTTTAATAACGTGAGTGATGCGATTTACATACCAGAAGAGCAGATAAAAGACATTTACAAAGCATCAAAAGGCAAAAGCAAGAGAGAAGAGGCGGCGATAGTAAAAGCGGATATTGAGAAGCACAGAAGAATTTTAGATAAAAAATTAAGAAATAACAGTTTTATACCGAAACGGCATAATACAAAGACCATACAGGAAAATTCCTGCAAGAAAACGCGAAAGATCGTTAAGCCGAAATATATGTATGAGCAGATGGCACATCATGCTATTATGCGTGTTTTCGTACCTATTGCAATGCGCGGAATGTACTACCACGTATACGGGAGCATACCGGGGAAAGGCGTACACAGAGGCAAAAGGACGGTTGAAAGATGGATACGGGAGGACGGCAGGAATTGTAAATATATTTATAAACTGGATATCCGGCATTTCTTTGAAAGCGTACCACATAGGCGGTTAAAGAAAGCGATTAAAAGGAAGATCAGAGACAGGGATTTACAGAAGAAATTATTTCTCATTATCGACAGTCACGCGCCGGGGCTGCCGCTGGGATATTACCCGTCTCAATGGTTCGGGAATTTCTATTTACAGCCTTTAGATCATTTTATAAAAGAAAAGCTGCGGATAAAGCACTACATAAGATACATGGACGATATGGTACTATTCTCAAACAATAAAAAGGAACTGCACCGGGCAAGGAAAGAAATAGAGAAATTCGTACATGAAGAGCTGGGGCTGGAGATTAAGAAGAACTGGCAAGTATTCAGATTTGACTATATAGACCGTAAAGGAAAGCACAGAGGCAGACCGCTTGATTTTATGGGATTTAAGTTTTACAGAGACAGAACAGTATTACGAAAGAGCATCTTGAAGGGCATCCGGGCGAAAACCAATAGAGTGCGCAGAAAAGGGAAAATAACGTGGGTAGATGCGGCGTGTCTCTTATCGCGTATGGGCTGGATGTGGCACAGTGATACTTACGCATATTACGAAAGATACATAAAGCCTTATATCAAAATAAAAGTGCTTAAAACACTTGTTTCTAAGCACGCAAGAAAGGAGAACGAAAAGAATGGAATGGTACAGCGCAGAAAGCACGGCAGAAGAAAAACCAAAGGAGCTGGACATAACGAGCAGCCCGGAAACGGTATATATGCGCCGGAACATTACCCAGCAGACAGTGCTTGACGAAGAGGGAGAAGAGACGGGAAAGAAATGGGTATATGAAGAGTGCACACAGAATAAAGCGGAGTATGAACAGCAGCAGGCAGCGCTTACAAGCCCGGTCACAACAATGATTATGCAGGAAATTGCATCATTACAGCTTGCGCAGGCAGAAACACAGATCACACTTGAACTGATGGGAGTAGAGGGGGCATAAGGATGTACGAAGCATTAAAAAGAAAGTACGAGATGGGATACATTACAAAAGATACGCTGAAAGGCTGGGTAAAGATTGAAAAGAAATTAGCCGGGCGAGGAATTACAGAGCAGCAGTATGAAGAAATCACAAAAGAGAAATACACCGAGTAAAGGACGGAGAACAGGGGCAGAAAATGGTGGAAGATATCATAAATTATGTATCCTCTAACTGGGTGGCGTGGGTATTTGCAGCAGGGTATGGCGTACTGATCGCAATGCTGAAAAAGGAGCGCACACAGAATAAAGCACTAAGAGAGGGAGTACAGGCACTATTAAGGCAGGAAATTATAGATTTCTGCCTGCGATACGAGGACAGAGGGAGCGCGCCAGTATGGGCAAAGCAGGCAGAGGAAAAGGCATATAAAGCATATGAAGCATTAGGAGGAAATGACGTAGCACACGCCATGCACGAAAGATTTATGAAGCTGCCGCCCGTGGATGGGAACGACACGCCGGAGAGAGCAGAGGATTGAAATGGCAACAAGGCAGAAAAGAACAACAAGAAGAAAAAGAAGAACAGCGGCAATAAACTGGCTGTGGGAGTTCAGTAAGAAAGTAGTCTGGACGGTAACAATTCTATACGCCGTTTCGTTTGTGTTCGCTATGCTCATAAGCTGGCAGGAAGTACAGTTTTTAGGAAACACGGCGGCAATTACAACGCTTATTACAGAGGCAAACGAAACTTTTCGGGTGGTAGTAGGCGGTTACATGATTAAGGCGGGTGTAGAAAACGCCTGCAAGATCGTAAAAAGCAACAGGACGGAGGAAGTACAGCAGACAGAGAACGAGGAAGAAGCGCAGGGATAGGAGGCGCAAAGATGCTTGATTTTATACTGGCATACTGGAAAATTCTTTTAACCGTGTATCTGATCGGCGCAGCACTGACATTTGCAGCAACGGGGATTTTCCTGTTATGGACAGGAAAAAAGGAAGACGAAGAAAGGGAGAAATACCCGGAGTATTACGAGGATATGGATAATATCGGGCGGTGGGGATACTGCATAATTGCGCTGGTCGTAAGTATCTTAGTAGGAATAATGTGGGTAGGGCTGCCAGTCGTATTAGCCGGGGCGCTGATATTTGACTGGATAATGAAAAAATACCCGAAATTATGGGGGCAGTTTGGAAATACAGAAGAGGACGAAAGCGAAGAAATGGAGAAATGAAAATGGAGAAGATTATTTTTGTAGCAGCAGTGGTTTTGATTGCAGTAATGGTACTTACGTTATGGGTAAATATCATTGTTGCGATCACAAAAAAAGTAGTGGCATGGGATAAATTCCCGGTACAGGTATGGGTAATGATTGTAGCCGTTGTATCAACGGTAGTAGCGGCGGCAGCGTTGGCGCAGTATTTTGGCATTGTAATGTTATGGTATTACTGGCTGGCAGCGGTAGTTGTCGGGCTTCTCGTATGTTATGCGGCTATGTTCGGTTACGATAATTTGTATAAACAGATCAACGAGACTTTACAAAAGATAAGGGAACTGCTGGCAGGAACTACAAAAGAAGAATAAAAGCGGGAGAAGAATATGGCTGTAAAAATTGGACATGCATCTATTGACGAGAGAGGGAAAGCGCAGGGCGGAAGTGCTGGAGATCAGACCGGGAAAGAGGTTTGTACAAGGAGCTGGTACAATAAACCGTGGATTTGCGTAATTAGACCAAAGAGCGCAACGCACGCGGAGAAGATCGCAAAGGCTATGGAGCAGGCTTGTGCGAACAATAAAATTGGTTACGATCAGTACCAGCGCACAACGCTCTATACACAGGCGAAAGCCTGCGGGTGGGATTTAAGCAAGATTACTACGGCTTGTGAAACGGATTGCAGCGCCCTTGTAGCTGTATGCGTCAATGCTGCCGGAATTACGGTAAGCAAGGACATTTACACAGGAAACGAAAAGAGCGCGCTTAATGCAACAGGAAAATTTGAGATACTCACGGCGAGCAAATACTTAACCTCTGACGCATATCTGAAACGCGGGGATATTCTGCTGGCAAGCGGGCACACCGCTATTGTGCTTTCAAACGGTTCAAAGGCAGGAGCAAGCACAGGAGGCGGCAACAGTTCCGGTTCTGTATCATCCTCAACAAAAGCAGAGGCAGCGCAGGATTTTGATAAGTCGCTGGCAGGAACGTATAAAGTGACGGCATCCGCGCTGAATATCAGAGCCGGGGCGGGAACGGGCAAGAAGTCATTAGGAA